TAATGGAATTACAGTACAAGGAACATCAGGAACTCCTGCTGTAACTTCATTAGCTAAAGACAGTTTAAATAATATATTTCTACTAGGACAAAGCCCATTTACAGTCTTTAAACAAAATAACAACGGTATAGTAGCTTTTGAAAATTCATCAAATAATACTAGCAGTCTATTTAATCCTGGTACAGGTTTTTTAAATACATCAACAAATCAACTATCAGGTACACCAGCTGCTTCAGTAAAAAATACCTCAGGTGATATTTGGCTTAATTCAAGTCAATATCCACAATACTACTCAGGATCATCCTTCGCCTCAGACTTATTTAAAATAAATCAACAAGGAAAGTTAATCGCTACAAGCAGCTATACTGGAAACGGAACTGTACAGACACTTACTGCACAATCAGATGGACAAATTCTTGCAGGATATTCAAGTCCATATTCTCCAACAACCAACCCATGGAGATTTAACTCGAATGGAACATTTAATGCTGGCGGTGAATACATTTGGTATACTATTTACTCAATGCAAGTACAATCCACCGGTAAAGTTCTTATAGGAGGAGATTTTAATTGGAATGAAATTATTACAGGTGATGACGGCGAAGGTGGTACTTACTCATACGACTCTCCTACAACTCCACGATATCTAGTAAGACTAAGCCTAGGTTTAGGTTACGATTATACATTTTTAGTAGATCAAATAAATGGACCTGTTTACAATATAAACACTTTACCTGACGACTCTTCAATATTAACTGGATTTTTCCAGCTTTACTCTGGAGCTGAAAAAGAAAATATAGCTAAAATAGATGCTAATGGAAACTTAGATTATACGTATATTGTAGGACCAGGATTTAGTGCACCTGTTTACAAAACTGCACTTCAACCTGATAACAAGCTAATTGCCGCAGGTAACTTCACTCAATATTCAGGATCTTCAGGGGTAAACAGATTAGTAAGGTTAAATACCAACGGCAGTATAGATACAACTTTTAACCCAGGTTCAGGATTTAATAATTTTAACTCTACTAATAGTAAAATACTTATAGACAATTTAGGAAATATACACGTAGCAGGAGGAAACTTTACTTCCTATTCAGGTTCAGCAGTTTCAGGATATGTAAAAATACTACCAAACGGAAATATAGATCCAACAGGAACATCAGGATCATTTTTATCAAATCAACCACAAACAATGGAATTATTAGATTAAAAAACAAAAAACTATGACACTAAAAGAATTTTTAACAGACAAAACTCTTACTTCAGTAGAAATTACTGAACAGTACAATTTAATTTATAATGTATACGTAGATCAAGCCGGATACGGTTTAGATATTGATACTTCAGAAGTAGTATCAGGAACTCCTTTAGAAATGAGACAAGACTTTACTTTAGAGAATGATATCCTATCTGTAGCAGGCATTTCTATAAATACAGCAGAAACCAATATGTTATAGTATTTATAAATAAAATAAAAAACAATGATAACATTCAATTGGACAATCTCTGCAGTAGAGAGAGCAATAAACCTAGATGGATTACAAGACGTAATCCAAACAATACACTGGAGATACAGAGGTACAGATGAAAATGGTGTAACAGCTGAAACCTACGGAGCTACAGCAGTAGGAGCACCTAACCCACAAGACTTTACACCATTTGATGATGTAACAGCTTCAGATGTGAAAGCTTGGTTAGAAGTATTATTGGACGTACCTTCTATGCAAGCAAATCTAGAAGCACAAATTGCTTTACTCATTACACCTACAACAATAACAGGACCACTTTATAGTGCACCAGCTGTAGAAGAAGTAGTAGAAGAAAATCAAGAAACAACTGACCCGTCAGACATATAATTAAAAATTAAAAAAAACGTTACAAATGGAAAACAAAAAGTTATCACAAGAAGAGTTACAACAAATTAAAGACCTTCAAGCAAAAAGCCAAGCAATTACTTCAGAATTAGGACAAATTGAATTATTTAAAATTCAATTAAAAGATAGAAGAAAAAATGCAGAAGACTTTTTAAAAGAGTTAGAACAAGAGGAAAAAACATTAGCTGAGTATTTAGAAAGTGTTTACGGAAAAGGATCTATCAATTTAGAGCAAGGAGAATTTATTTCTTCTGTAGAAGAAGTAGAAGTAGAGGAAGTAGAGTAGTTCTTAATAAAGTAGAATAGGGAATAAGGAGGGTTTTGACTCTCCTTTCCTATTTATTATGGAATACAGGACCTAACACTATAGGATGGTTTCCCAAAACCAGATGATATTTATAATAAATTAAAAAACAAATTTATAAAACATGGCAGAATCAATTATCTCTCCAGGAGTATATACAAGAGAAAATGACGTCTCTTATATCACACCAGCACCAATTCAGGCAGGAGCAGCATTTGTTGGACCAACAGTTAAAGGGCCGGATAACCAGCCTCTTATTGTTACATCATATAGTGACTACGTAAGAAAGTTTGGTGAAACCTTTTTATCAGCTTCTAACAAACAATACGAATTCCTTACATCTGTAGCAGTTAAAAACTATTTTCAAAATGGTGGACAAACAGCTTTAGTAACAAGAATTGTATCTGGAGCTTATACAAGAGCAACAAATACTTTCATATCTGCATCAGCAAAAGGAAGTACTCAACCATTTACTTTAGAAACTTTAGGAAAAGGTATTACTTACAATAATGCTACATCTTCTTTAGCACCATTACAATTAACAGGATCTGGTCAAGGATATGTAAACTCTGATGGATCTCTAGTATCTGGATCTGCAGATAACCTAAGATGGGAAATCGCAAACGTTAACAATGCATTAGGAACTTTCTCAGTACTTGTAAGACAGGGAGATGATAGTAATAATAATAAAACTATCCTTGAAACATTTAATGTAAATCTTGATCCAAACTCTGACAACTACATTGAAAAAGTAATTGGTAACCAATACATTACAGTAGCAACAGATGGTTCAACATCTTACAACTATGCAGTAGGAGAATATCCAAACGCTTCTAACTATATTAGAGTAGCTTCAGTTGGATTACCTACTAACTATTACTTAGCAAACGACGGAGTAACAGTTAATAAAGACAGCAGTAATGTATCTTACTCAGGATCTTTACCAGTAACATCTTCAGGATCATTCTATAATGCAGCAGGAGATGTAAAAGCAGGAGCAACATTTTTTAGCGCTATTAATAATACATCTACAGACGCACAAGGATTAGTAGCAGCAAATTATACAACAGTATTATCATTGCTTGCAAATAAAGATGAATACCAGTTTAATATAATATCAGCACCAGGTTTACTTTACAATAACAGTAACTTTACTTCTACAGTAAATAGCTTTATCTCATTAGCAGAGAACAGAGGAGACTGTATTGCAGTAGTAGATTTAGTAGCAACAGGATCAGCAGTAGCAACTGTAACAGGACAGGCAGCTTCATTGAATAGTTCATATGCAGCAACTTACTGGCCTTGGTTACAAATCAAATCAGCTACAGGTAGAAACGAATGGGCTCCAGCAGGAACAGTAATCCCAGGAGTATATGCATTCACAGATGCAGCTTCAGCACCATGGTTTGCACCAGCAGGACTTGTAAGAGGTGGAATTGGAGGAGTAATTCAAGCAGAAAGAAAATTAACTAAAGGTGATAGAGATACTCTTTACTCAGCAAAAGTTAATCCAATCGCTACATTCCCAGGAACAGGTATATCAGTATTCGGACAAAAAACTTTACAAACTAAAGCATCAGCTTTAGATAGAGTAAACGTTAGACGTTTATTAATAGAACTTAAGAAGTTCATTGGTGACCAAGCAAGAAACTTAGTATTCGAACAAAACACTATAGCAACTAGAAACAAGTTCTTAGCGACAGTAAATCCATACTTGGAATCAGTAGTACAAAGACAAGGTCTTTACGCTTACAGAGTAGTAATGGACGATACTAACAACACAGCAGACGTAGTTGATAGAAATCAATTAGTAGGACAAATATTTATTCAACCAGCTAAAACAATTGAATTCGTAGTATTAGACTTTACAATTGAACCAACTGGAGCAACGTTCGGATAATATTTAGAAACAAAGATATTTATAATAAAATAAATAAAATAAAATGGCAGTATTAGATCCAAATGAAATTATGTTTAGAGCATTTGAACCAATGGTTCAGCACAGGTTTGTAATGTATATAGATAATATCCCAGCATTCATGGTTAAGAAGGTAAAAGCACCTAGCTTCTCAGACAATGCAATTAAACTTGACCACATTAACTCTTACAGAAAAATTAGAGGAAAAAGAGAATGGGGAGATATGGATATGACATTATACTCACCAATCACACCTTCTGGAGCTCAAGCAGTAATGGAATGGGCTCGTTTAGGGTACGAATCAGTAACAGGTAGAGCTGGTTATTCAGATTTCTATAAAAAAGATTTAACTTTAAACATTCTAGGTCCTGTAGGGGATATCGTAGGAGAGTGGATTATTAAAGGAGCTTTAATCACAAAAGGAGATTTTGGACAATTTGACTGGACTTCTGCAGACGGATTAGTTGAAACTTCAATTACAGTAGCAATGGATTATTGTGTATTAAATTACTAATAACATTCAAATAAAATTAAACAAGCCTGGCAGTAGTCAGGCTTTGTTGTTTTAAAAAAGTTTTTTTCATATATTTATATATAGAAAAAGTTACTAACAAATAAAATTTATGGAA